CTGCGACCAGCGTGAGGGTATCCCCCGCGCTGTCCGCTATCACATTCGATTGTCCCGATACGGCGATATTACTAAATGAGTTAATCGTGCTGTTTATCGTGATGCTATCCGCCCCCGCGTTAGTGGTAATATTTACCCCCGTTCCTGAAACAAGGGTAACGGTTGCCCGCGTATCGTTTGCTACAACGTTCGATTGTCCCGATACTGCAAACGTGCTAAATGCTGGCTCTTCGTTTCCGGGAGTCCAGGTCCGTACGTATAGGCGTCCGGTATTTTGTTGTGACCGTGTAACCGTTGCTACCGGGATAGCCGGAACGCCCGCCGTACTCGAGAGTTCGCCCGCCGTCCCAGAAGCGTATAGAATCGTTCCTATGGCGTAGGCGTTCGTATCGATTCCCCGAAGTTCCCCGTACGTACGTGCGTGGCCCGTGCCTCCGATTGCTAACTGCTCCTCCGCAAGCCCTACCAGATACATCGGGCTATCTACATCCAAGTCGAACAGGCCTACCGAAACTTTGTCTCCGTGACTGCCTATGGCCTTCAGTAGCTTCCCCTTTGCGATTACAGACCCTGAACCGTTGTATACGGCCATATCGAGGGCGCGAGGCGCTCCGTTAATCCACTCCGCAGAAACCTCGTCGTAAATCAGCGCGTCGTGGTCGAGAGGGTCCGTAATTGTTACGTCGGTAAGGTCGTCGAGCGAACCGCCGCCTCCAGTCGTTAAGCTAACTACCCCGTTTCCTTCGTCGGTGAGGGTCCCGTTTGCTACTTTGATAGTGTTTACCGAAAGAACGTCTACCGTCCCGTCCTGCGTCAACATCCGCAGAAGTCCCCTCCGTGCGTAGACGAACCCGCCCCCTTCGGGTTGTACGCCGTTTATAGGAGCGTCGCACGCGCTACGGTCGTACGGGAGTTGGATTCCCAGTTCCAGAAGTACCCCCGCGAGGACGTTAGACCCCGCTTCTTGCAGAGGGGTGACCGTGGCGTTTACCACTTCGTAATCCTCCGAGAAGATGAAGATATTACCCCCGTTTGCGATGTCTGCGAGGATATCCTCCGCGCATTGTTCCGCGTCGCTTACTATTTCTTTTTGCCGCTCTGTCTTCGATTCGTAGTGGCTGGGGAGGTCGAAGATATATACCTCGAAGTCCAGCGTTTTCGTGGTGTCCTCGTACGTAGCCCCCGTATAGACTACGTGCATAAGCGGATACGAATCGAACTTCTGTAGGTCCACGTCTTCCGGCGACCCAAACGAAAAGGACCGGATAAAGAAGTGGTTATCTGCGAAGTCTTCGAACCGCTTTATAATGGTGTTTAGAGTAATCATTACGGGGTGTTTTGGGCCTTAAAGATGTTTACCTCCTTTGCTTTAACTCGTGCGCAAGGTCTTTTAAGAAGGCGAGGTGTTGGAGGGTGACGTTAATCGGCTTTTGCGTAACTTCTTCCATACGGAGGAAACTCTCTCCCGAAAGTTGGTAGAGGACCGGGTACCAGCCCCACTTGTCTGCGAGTGCAGAACCGCTTCCCCCGCCTCCAGTAAAGACGCTTGCAAAGTCTGTAGACGTACGATTCTTGTATTCCAAAAAAAAAGCAGGGCACCCGAAAAGAGGTCGGCGGGCATCTTCTTAAACGGCTCCGCGTCTTCTTTGGCGGTGTATGCCTTCAGCTTGTATTCTTTGCCTACGTGGTATTTCATAGGCCGATACAGGACGGCCATGATGCGGTGCGCGTTTGCCCAGAAATCCTCTTGATAGCTTTCGCAGTCTATCCATTCTCCCGTGGTGAACTCGTCCCAGTCTTTAATAAATCCGTACTTCTTCCCTTCGAGGGTTATGATAGGTTCGTGCCGCGCTTCTTCGGGAATGTGGTTTACGCGGTTTAGTATTTCGTAGATGTCGCCCATCGGAATAGTGCGGGCTTCCTGTTCCGAAATATCGCAAACAGCACAAACCTTTTGGAGGTCGGTAGACTTCGTGCAGAGGACCTGTAACTGCCCTAGGGTTAGCTGGCTCCAGTTGGTAGGGTAACGCATCGAGGAAATAACGGGAAGAAGTGATTTCCTCAAAGTTAGGGCATAAAAAAAGGCCCCGGAGGGCCTTCGCTTCGTTTAGGCGATTGTGTACCGGATTCCGTCTACCTCTGTCCTTCCGCTCATGTTCTCGATGTACCCGGTTTCGGTGAGAACTTCAACCCATGTTCCGAACTGGTCGGAGGTTTGACCGATAACGGTTAAACGGTAGTCAACGTTGCAAGCGTCGTTGTAAAGGACTGTCGTGCCGAAGGGGAGGTTTGAAAAGGTCATGTTTTCCGTTTGTTTGATGAAGCAAAGATAGGATACCACTTCTAACCTTCCAAACTTTTCCCTAACTTTTTTTCACCCTATGCGGTACCTCCCGTAGTTCGGGTTGCTCTGGTTGAACATAGCCGCATACCTCGCCGCGTCGATAGCGTGGTTAAACGCGTCTACAGGTTCGTTTAGGTTCTTCCCGTTTTTGTCCTCCTTCCACTTGTAGTTCCGTAGTTCCTTTATCAGGTTCAGCGAACGGCTGGTAACCGCCAAAGGCTTCGAGTGGAAGAACTGGATTCCCGCACGTACGGAGTCCGGACCTTTGCGCGCCGGGTGTACGTTCATCCCGTAGCCGTGGAGTTCGTCTATAGACTTCGGTTCGGCGCTGTCTGCGATTACCGTATTCTTCCCTACCTCCGATTCGAGCAGTTGGAATATCTGCCTATTCGAAAGGCCGTTCTGGTATAGTATCTCATCGAGCAGGAACGCTTCCCCGTCCGAGTAGACAGCCACGCACGCCGTCGGGTCGTTCGTGTATCCGAAGTCCAGCCCGTAGGCTACCAGCTTAAATCGTGGTTCTATGGTTTCGGTTTGGCTCCAGTGGGTGAGGATGGTGGTTCGGGATTGTCCCCGCTCTCCGAGTCCGTAGATTCTCCAGTAGTTCGGGTCGGCCACTTGTAACCGTTCAATTTCGGCAACGAGGGACGATTCAAGGAAGGGGTTATCTCGGAACGTCGACTGAAAGAACGTGGCATCTTCTCGAGGTATTACGTGGTCGTATATCCAGTGGAATTCATCGGAGGGGTTGTAGTCCAAAAGTACCTTACCCGTGGTTCGGATAAGCAACTGCCTGAAGTCTTCGAGGTTTAGTTCGTTCGCCTCGTTTATGAAAAGTACGTCCCGTTTGCGTCCGCGTATCTTCTGGGGCTGGTCGATACTGATAAATTCTATCAGGTTCCCTTCGAGGATATAGGTAGCGTCGCTCTTGTTGTGGTTTACCTCCGTGTAGATTCCTTCGCGCTTGAGTACATCGAAGAAGTCCCGCATAACGGAAGCACGGAGGGCCGGGAAGGTCTTTCGGCAAATGGTGAGTACCGCCCCGCCGTTTGGGTTCCTGTAGCAGAACTCGACCAGCGAAAGGAGGATAGAATACGTTTTGCCCGAACGGGTACCGCCTTGATGTACCTGTATCCGGGTCTTGCAGTTGCGTACGTCGTAGTACGTCTTCGCGAGTTTCAAAGGCCTTCGCCGTTAAGCCATGAAAGGGGCGACCGTTCCGTTACTTCTATTTCTTGTCGCTCGATATATCCCCGCTTCTTTCCTTTGGTCTTCAGGTAGAAGATAGTCGCGGCGGGGTTCCCCTCTTTCACGAGTTTGTATAGGTGCGACTCTGCGAAGTCGATTACGCTTTCTTGGATGGATTCTACCGCCGCTTTGTAGGCGGGGTCGTCTTTCATCCAGTTGTAGTGGCTCTGTCGGTCTACATTCGCGGCCTTCGCTGCTGTCGAAACGATACCCAAAGACTTCTCGAGGGCTTCCAACATGGCGACCTTTTTAGGCGCCGAAATTGTCGAGTTCATAGTTAACTAACGAGTTCAGCCTTCTTTCCTGTGAAGTTCTCCCACGCTTGAATGACTACCGCTATTTGTGTGGTGTTTTCTGGTAGTGCGTGTTCCTTTACTTGGAGGGTGTGTTCTCCTAGTTTCCACTTCTGGTCCTCCGTGTCCTTTTCGCGAACCTCGGTCTCTTCTTCAGGGGTCCACACATCGAGTCCCCAGTCCTCCAGTTGGTTTGCGTCCCACTCATTCGCGAGGATGTCCCAGTCCCATTCTCCGTATCCTACGTTATCCTTGATTATAAATTCTTCTTGCTGGGAATCGAGCCACGAAACCACGTGAACGGGAACCTCCCGCAGTCCGGCTTCTTTGCAAGCCCGTAGACGCATATTTCCGCCCAATACAACCCCGTCCGGCGTGCAGACGATAGGGCGTACCTCTAACATCTGCGGGAACGCTCTAATCGACTGAACGAGTTTCTGGAATTTGTCGTCTTTGATTACGCGGGGGTTCTTCGGGTTTGGCTTGAGGGTCTCAAGCTTTGCCCGTTGTGGTCCAGTATTCTTCATCGTGCCAAATTTCGCCCATTACGTCCCTTGCTACTACTTCGAGCCATGCACGGTCTACCGCGTCGGCCGGTCGGATTCTTTCCGTGTACTGGCTATCTAGGTGGTACGTCGGTCTGGGTACGTACGAATGAATCTTCCCGTCCCGTGCGTACTTGAGTATTTGCGCCGCTATCTGGTGGCGCTCTTCTTTCGTGTAACTCATTCTTCGAGTATTGCGATTATTACCATGCTCAAGGCCACGATAAGACAAAGGGCGAGGATATTGTTTAGGTGTTCCATTAGCCGCGTGCTAGTTCTTCTTTCATCCAGTCATCGAAGAAGCCTTCGCGCCGTCCGAGGTTAATCCACTTCCGGAATCGGTCCTGCCTTCTGTTTTCGCGGTATCGTTCCTCGTATCCTGCCGGGACGGGGTAGAAGTCTCCCGTGTCGGACTGGTATACCATTCCTGCGTCCATTAGCCGCGAAATCGCCGAGGTTAAGGTTTGGTGCGGGTAGGGCAGATACAGCCTTCGCAGAGTCGTGAGGCTATTTCCGGGGCCGTTCGAAATGACTCTGTAAACGTGGTAGACCTTTGGAAGGTCTTTTCCGCTTTCTACCTGTTCGCGGTAGGCGTTAAGTGAAAGTTTGCTCATATCGTTTGTTATTTATTATAATGCAATGGTATAGACACTGGGTGGAAATGGAGGCGGTGTTTTTTCTTCTGGATTCTCAAACCTGTTTCGAGGCCAATCGTATCGTGCCGCATCATAACCGTCTCGGAACGCGCGGGCATCTGCATCTTCATCCATTTTGAACAATTCTTCTTGGTGTTCTTCTTCCATCACATACCAAGCATTCAGAACATATTTGATTTTATCCCATCCGGTATCCGTGATTTCATTGCTACGGTATAGCTTCCACAAGAATTCCTGTGTTTGCTGTATTAGTTCTAAACTCATGTCTCCTTATTCTCCGCGGCGTGCGATAGCCTCCGCAAGTGAATGAATGTCCTTCTTTACTACCAGTTTCGTTCCGTCCGTAAAACAGAGTTTAGAACCCGTACTACGTAGGGTGTGTTCCTCGAGTACATGGGTAACGGTGTCGAGGTTGACGTACACCAGTCGCGCGTCCTTATGTCCGAGCAGTTCCAACAAAATGTAATTATTCATGTTTCCTTGGTTAGGGGTTACCGCTTATTCGCGTAATAGGCCACGCGTACCTTTTCGCGAATCTGGTACTTGAA